TGATCGCGGAAATGGTCGCCATCGGCGCTGGCGCAGGCCTCCCCAACGTGCTCGCCGACGGATCGAACATCATCGAGGTGCTGATCAAGCTGCGCCAGGTGCTCAACGACCGGAAGATCCCGACCGCCGGCCGTACGTTCGCCGTTGGTTCGGACATCGAGGCCGTGCTCCTGGGGCTGCAGCAGCTTCAGAAGGTCAACGAGGCCGGTTCGAGCGAGGTTCTGCGCAACGCGACCATTGGTCGCCTGTTCGGCTTCGACATCATCGCCGATCAGGCGCTGCCTGCTGACTTCGGCATCGCGTACCACCGCGACGCCTTCGCTCACGTCACGCGCCCGTCGCGCAGCCCCGATGGTGCCGCGAAGTCGGCCACCGTTGCGCAGGATGGCTTCGCGCTGCGTTGGATTCAGCACTACAACCCGCTGCAGCTTGAGGACCAGTCCATCGTGGACACGTTCTTCGGCGCCAGCACGCTGGACGCCAACCGCGCCGTCTCCGTCGCGATCGGCCTCTAACCGTGGCCACCCTGGCAACTCTTGCCGGGGTGACTGAGCTCGCGGATTGGATCGGCGAGCCCATCGAGGATGGGTCCGCTGAGAGCAAGCGTGCCGCAATGTGTCTCCGTCTTGCGTCTGCTCTGGTTCGTACCGAATCAGGGCAGACGTGGGTGGGGGATGCTGGCGAGCTGGTTGCCACGGTGCCTGAAGAGGCCGTAATGGTCACCCTGTACTGCGCATCTCGGGTGTTCGATAACCGGAACGCGCAGACGCGCACGGCAATCGATGATTCTTCGGAGTCATGGAAGGTCGATGAGTCCGGCGCGTACCTGACTGTTTCTGAGAAGCGAATGTTGGCCCCGTTGAGGGTCAACAGTTTCGGCGGGCTCAGTGCGGTTTCTACCACTCGAGTCAGTTCGCCCACCCTGCCTGCTGGCTGGGTTCCGACTGGCTCGGATGCTTATTTTCCCTGGTACTAGGAGGCGTAAATGCGGCCCATGCAACGTTTGAGCAGGGGCCGCATTCGCGCTGAGTCCCGCATGACAGAGACAGTGACGGTGGGTGTCACGTCGAGCGTCTTCAATGAAGACACCGGCAAATACGCCGACGAGCTCACGGTCCACTACAGTGGCCCGGCGCGCATCAAGTACCCGTCGATGGTTGTGTCCGAGAAAACCCCCGTAGGCCAGGTTCTAGCCTCGCAGGACGTGATTCTGTCGCTCCCTGTTGAGGGGTCGTCGGCGGTGCAGGTAAATGACACCGTGTGGGTCGACGCTTCCGAGGTTGACGCCGATCTCGCTGATACGACGTTTCGCATCAAGGGCAACCCGCAGCGTGGCGCCGTTACTGCGCATCGGTACCCGGTGGAGACGAAATGAGCGCGCCGAAGGTCACATTGACCGCGCAGGTTGTCGCGTACCTCAAGGCTATGGCTGAGGCAAAGGGGGCCGCTAAGTGAGCGCCGATTTCAACTTTGACGAGCTAACGACACTCAGTGCCGACCTGGGCACCGTCGCCGATAACACCGGCTCGCACATCAACTCTGCCGTCCAGCGCACGTCTGTACTGGTCAAGGATGCTGCGCGCAGTTCCGTCCAGTCTGGTGGCAAGGGCTGGCGCCACATCGCTAGGGCGATCGACTACGAGGTGACGACCTTTCAGGGCTTTGGCGCGTCGGTCATCAAGTCTGAGATTGGGTACAACCGCGATAAGCCGGCTGGTCACGTTGGCAACTTGCGCGAGTACGGCACGCCAAAGCTTGCCCCCCACAGCGACCTGCGCACTGCCCTTGAAGCGAATCAGGCCGACTTCGAAAAGGGCATCGAGAAGGCCATCGGCGACGCACTAAAGGAGGCGGGTCTATGAAGTCTCACACTGACTGGCTCGTATCCCGCATTGAGACGGTCCCTGCGCTTGCCTCAGCCACGTATGTAACCCTCGCGGTAAACGCTGACGGGTCGCCTATCCAACTGCCTTACATCGTCATTCACCCGGCAGATGGCACAGACGATTCGGACCGCCTATCTGGCCCGAGTGTCACGCAGCATCCGCGGTTCACGATTCATTCGGTGGGCTCGACGTATGAGCAGGCCGTATGGGCTGCCGAGAAGGTCAAGGGCGTTCTGGTCGTCGGTGGCATTGGGGTTACGCCTGCCATCGCGGGCGAGTCCTCGGGTGCTGTCTGGTATTCGTCGCCGACCTCAGTGCAGACCGATAACGAAGCTGTCCCTCCGTATTGCTACCACATCGCGGAAGTGGGCTTCGAGTCCACGCCTAGCTCCTAACCACTAATAAAAGGATTCCAATGCTTGCCAGTGAAGCAGTAAGAGAACTGTCCGAAATGATCGCCAAGAGCGGGGATGGCTGGCTTCTGTCCTGTCCCGCTAATAGCGTCTCGGCCACGCAGGTTTTGTCACTTGAGTTTGTGCGCGCTGCTCCGGTAGCGGATAGCTGTGCGGGTCCCGCCGAAAACGCTTTCATCCTGCATCTCGCCTAACTCACCCTCTAACTTCACCGGCTGCCAGTCGGTGATTCCGGCACGCCCGGAAATACCCCCTCGTTTCTGAGGGACAACCGAAAGGAATCACCCAATGGCTGACTCAGTTGATACAGTCCCTCCCGCCATCGACCAGAAGGGGAACACGGTCATCTGGTGGGTCCCCGCCATCTCCGACCTCGCCGCTCCCAAGGCTGCAACCGAGATCGGCGCCGCGACCGCGTTCCGAATCACTCACTCGCTGACCACGGACGGATGGCCGCTGACTGGTTCGCAGGCTACGAAGCTGGATGAGCGCCTGGGGCTGCTCACCCCGCTCGAGTCGCTTGACACGCTCACTCAGACGTTCGGGTCCGGCATCAAGTATGTCGACTCGACCGGGGCAAGCTCGGCGACTGTTGTCCTGAAGCTGACCTCGCCGGCAACGTCGAAGTCTGGCTTCTTTGTCGAGCGCCGCAACGTGTCGAATGGCGTGCTCGCGACGGCTGCACAGGTTGTCCGGTCGATCCCTGTGACTGTTGGCCCGCAGATTCGCGGCCCGATCGACGGCACCGGCAAGTTCACCTACACGCAGCAGGTCGCCATCACCGGCCCGATCGTTGAAGGCATCCTCGCCGCGTAACTGAAGGAAAAACACTACCGCAAGCCTGAGCCTTATCGGCTCAGGCTTGCGGTAGGATAGGTGCAGAAGTCCCCGCACCTGTATTTCGAAGTCCAGGCCGGGGTTTGACCGGAATTGGAGTTCCGATATGCCAAAGATAACACTATCCACGATCTGCGCTATAACGGGATGCGATCGCGGTGGCAAGATCAAGCGAGGCATGTGTGCGATGCATTACTCGCGCGCATGGTACCGCGGCGAGCTCGCGCCAATCCCTGCCGCGTCCACCGCGGATCGGCTGGCTAGTGGCCTTGTGGCAAGGCCGAGCGGTTGCATCGAATGGGTAAAAACGAGGGGCCGCGGCGGATATGGCTACTTCGTTTCTAATGGGGTGCGCATATCAACGCATCGCATCGCATGGGAACTGTTGAACGGCCCCATTCCTGACGGGCTACTGATTCGCCATAGCTGCGACAACCCGCCGTGCTGCAATCCCGCACATTTGTCACCCGGCACGGTCAGGGACAACGCGGCAGACATGATCGCTCACGGGCGCGGCAGTAATCAGCGGAAGACGCATTGCTCTCGAAACCATGAATATTCGATTGAGAACACCTTCGTTCGCCCCAATGGTTACCGGGAATGCAGAACATGCCAAAAAGCATATTCAGTCCGGCGCGCCATCCGTAACGCCATCCGCCCTCATCTGACACAGGAGACCGAATGACCAGCATCACCGAAAAACTTGCGGCTTCTAAGGCTGCACCCCGACCGACTCTCGACGTGACTGTGTCGCTGAATCGTGACCTTTCCGAGCAGCGTGAAGAACTCGCCGCTGAACTTGAGCAGGCGAAGAAGTCGAACGACGACCGTTTGGGCGCACCTACTGCCGCCTCGGTCGTGCAGGAAAAGCTTGACGCCATCCTTGACGCTGAGGCTGACTCGCTCATTGACTTGCGGTTCACGCGGCTTCCTGGCGATGCGTGGGCGAAGATCACGCAGCTCTGCCCGCCGAACCCGAACAGCATCCTTGACATGCATTATCACTACTCGCTCGTGGAGGCGTGCAAGCTCGCGGCTAAGTTCGTTGACGCTGACGGCAACGCTTACGGCCACGTCATCGAGGGCGACGAGCTGACGACGTTGACCGTGCAGCAGAAGACGCGCTCGAACCCTACGCCCACCGATGAGTGGCAGGAGATTTTCGACACGATCAGCGGCCCCGAGTTCACGACGATCGTTGACACGCTCTATTCGCTGAATGTGTACGGGCCGACTGAGCGGTTGGCTGAGCTAAAAAAACGATCGGCGAGTCTGACCGCCTAAGGCAGGCACTCAAACTTGCCACGAAGCTCGGCATATCTCATCGCCGGCTGAATGGTTGGGAGCCTGCCGAGACGACCGATTACGAGTATGCCGATGGCGTGCTGGTGCGGTCGGTCACTCGTCGCGAGCCTGAGTTCGATGATGAGCAGCGCGCGTTACTGCTGGCGTCGGCTGAGTTCG